GAATCATTTATCTTTATAAGACCCCATCTTCCGGTATTATCTGAAATAGTTCTGAAATCTATTATAGTGTCGTTCGATATAGAACTGGTTATAGAGAAATCTATTTTTTCACTTTTATAAAGGTGTAAACTGGTTATAGATGTACCTTCGTTAGGTGATTTGAATCCTAAAAAAGTTTGTAGTGGTTCTACATCACTTATTGTGTCTGTGTTTTCTGTGTCCACTACATTATCATCATCTAAATATTTTAGTTTATGACTGATTCTATCAAAAACCGTTTGTTGATATTCGGGTAGTGATCTTCTCTGTATATCTTTGTTTGGTAATTTATTTAGTGGTGCATCACCGAGTGGTTTAGGTCCTGTATATGAGTAAGCACCGGTTGTTGGTAATTGATTACCTGATATATCGTATAAAAAGAATTCAGGTTTTTGATCACTATACCATTCCCAATAGTATTCTACTTCTGGATCTCCACTAAAATTCTCCCTTGGTCTTCTGAAATATTCACGTGTCTTTATCCAAAGATTATCCTTTTTAGAATATGTTTCTGATAATGTACCATATGTTGAGTCTTCTATACTTATAGAATCGATTTTATCAAGAACTACACTTGTTTGTATGTCTGCAAAAACTTCGAAAACTGATTGGTTTGATGGTTGTATTGTCCATACTGATTTTCTGGATGGATTGTACACTATTTTTGTACATTTTGAACCCGCTAATTGATTACTTATTACCCATCCATTTCCTGAATTTACTACTAATACAACACCTGCTTTGTTTGAAGTAACATATACGTTTCCATCAAATTGATTTATCGCCATATATCCATAATCACCACCAAGTGCTTCGTTTATGTTTAGAGTTGTTCCTCCTACATCAATTGATTTAAATCCACTAGTTATGGATAGATTAATCTCACCTGTTATATTGTTGTATATTATATCCTTAAATGTGTCGTTTGGTATTGATGGTATTGATTCTACAACACCACCCGTTATACGCATCATTCCGGTTGTACTCCAAAAATATACCGACTCATATACAGGTTCATAGTATATTTTATCTGTTTGTAAACCACTTATTGTGTGTGTATCATTTATTGATAGTTTATCTCCATCTATTACGTATAATGTGTTTCCATTACTGAGTACAAACATTTCTTCAGTATATGAGTTCCATGTCATCATACCTGTTTTTGTACCCGTTGTAGTTATTGTCTTTATTAGTTCATTTGTGTAATCATATATGTCAATTTTTGCGGCATTGTCATATGTTATAAAGAAATCACCATTTATAGGATTACTTACTATATCAACTGCATCTGAAATTAGTGGTATTGATTTTATAAGTATATTTATGACTGGGTCTACAACCCAAACCATATTTTTGGATAGACAATATAGGTAGTTGTTATAACTATTATATTCAAGTTTTATACTACTATTTGAATTTCCAGGTAATGGTATATATGTTGTGTATTCGTATTTTGTCGCGTCTAAAGCTATTAGGTTATCACCTAAAACGAACATTGTATCGGATAGTTGCACGTATTTTATATCTACCATATACAACGAACCTGGCGTTGATTTTAAATTCAAACTTTCTGTTATGTATTGACCTGCAAATTTATATTGTGTAAATGCTGCATTATTGAACTCGTTTGTGTTGAATGGACTTCCTTTTAATACACTTGGTACTACCACACAAGCGGTGGAACCAAATCCTGAGTTGAATGCAATTGTAACATATGGTGATGAGTTACATAGTGAGTCGGTAAGTCCCCAAAAAGGACCTTCGTAACTCAGTGATACTCTATCTTCACTTACGTATTGTGTTTTGAATTCGTAGTTAACGTATGGATATAAAGTATTATTTATTGATAAGACCATTCCTGGTGAAAAACCGGAAGATACTAATCCGTTTGTTGTATCCGGTAAAGATATCGAGTTTGATGTTAGTATGGCACCAGTCGAACCTTTTATTCTCTTTGTTATTATTAATTCTTTTTGACCAGGTATTACTAACTTTCCATTTTTGACATCTATTGTTAGTTCGGTGTCGGTCCTCTTTATGTCTACCTTAATCATATTATTGATTGCGGTCACATATATTCCTTTTAATTCGAGTTCATCTCTGTAAGTATCTACCCATTTAGTGACGGTTTCTGATACATTTGGTTGTTGTGTTGCTAACCAAACAGTTTCTTGTATGTGGTCTTTACCATTTATGTTTACGTTTATTGTGGAACCTATTGATTGTGTTCCGTTGAATAGTATTCGTGTGTGTTCTATGTGAAAGTCTGCCGTTGTTCCAACTTCGACTTTATTTATGTTTGTTGGTACATTTGGATAAAAACTTTTCACTACAATTGCATTGTAGAAAACAGAACCACCTTGTCCTATGTATGCCAACTCACACTCTATTCCTAGTATATGAAGTGAGAGATAGTGACGGACGAGCCAATTCCTTAGTGTTTTATCTATTGATCTTTCTATATCTATCATTGCACCAGTTCCTATAAGAGTGGCTTCTTCTTGATATAGTTCTTTATTTATGTAAATTTTTATACCAAATTGATCAATATCTGTGAATACTATGTTGTATAAGAAATTCTCACTTTTATTGTAGTTTAGTTCAGAGGTCAGTTTTTCTTTTACCTCAATCAACCTTTCGTTTGTTTTGTGTGTTATTGCTAAGTTATTTGTTGAGTCTTTTTCGTAGAATTTTATTTCGGCATAATTACTTGGGTATATAAGTTCTGCTTTAAGAACACCATTTTGTATATGTAAATCTACATTTAGTGATTTTAGTTCTTCTGCATAGTTTTGAACTGCCAATGCAAAGGTTGTTGTCGAACTTTGTGTGTATGTTTGTGAGAAATATAATTTGTCAGTTGTTAGATATATCTGTGCATTTTGTAAAGTCTCTGTCGATGTACCGCCCTCAACTGGTATTGTGTAACTTGGTGACCAATATGTTCTGTTCAATGGTGTGACCTTCGCCATTATTGGGTCATTGAAGTCCTGTGTGTATGCAATTAAACTCTCATACATCTTTCCTTTGTAGAGTACTATTGATTGTGTTGCGTAGTATGTCTTTTTCGTTATTGTAGACCAATCTGATAATGATGATACTCTTAGAAAGTTTTGATTTAATTTTGAACCAACTATTTTGAATTCGGTTCCGGGTTTCAATATTTCAGGAACCAATGTTTCTAAACCTATATTACCTTTATCGTCTATCGTTATATTACCATTATATACTTGTGTTAGTTCTGATTTGCTATTGAACTCTATTATTAATTCTTTGTCCTTAGGTGCTGTTGGTAATAAGTATTCATAACATACTGCATCTATCAGTTCAGAGTCTTTTACCGTCAACACACCGTTGTTTTTAGTGGTGTTTATTACATTTATTTTCTGTTTGTCGTATATCTTATCATAGAAGTTAGGTTCTGACCAATTTGATAGATTATTTTGTAACTGTGAATCGATATAGTTGTAGATACCGATACAATTTACCGCACTTATGTAGACGTTGTATATTGTTTCGTCGTTTTGTGTTATTGAGAATGTATCTGGATTTACATATTGTGAGAAGTATAAGTCTTCAAAAGTTCTGTTATCGGTATCTGAAACTATTAGTATAGCATTCATTTTATTTCCGGTAACGGTGTATGTTCTTTTCGGTTTAACAAACTCAAATATACTTGTTGTGAATCTTATTTGTGTTCCAATTGGAAACATTGCATCAAATCCTTTTCCGTATATCCATTTAGAGTAGAATGTTGAATCGTTATTTACGGGTTCTATATTGATTACCGGAACTTCTTCTGTTGAACCTCCGTAGAAGTGAAATCCCCATTCGTTGAATAATTGAAACTTATCTAATGTTAATTTTCCCGGTGATTCGAATTCGAATGCGGGTATACGTTCCATTGTGTATATACCGTATGTTTTGTAGGTATCCGTTGAGTTTTCGTGAAACAATATGTCACCTTCAAAACGTTGTATAGACTCGTTGTATTGGAAGTTTAGCGCGTCACCTTCTTTATTGAAGAAGACTAAATTAGAGTGGTTTGACATCTACGGTATTTTTAGTTTTGGTTATATATTAAAAGGGTCATTTCTCGGCGTTTAGTAATAATATATACAACATAAAAATAAAATTTATTATGGAAAATAAAAGATTGTCTAATTTTTCTTCTTTTGTTGAATCTAAGTCTAAAAAAGTAGATGTAGAAGAAGTTAATTTTGATATAAAAAATTTTGAGAACGATGGTGATGTAGATACAGATACAACTGGATTTAAATCGGAATTAGAAGAGATGCCGAAGGCAGCTGAGAAAAAACTCAAAAAAGAAATACAGGTAACTACACCCGGATTGAAAAAATCTATAAAAAAGTTCGAAGATTTTCAAATTTCTGTTTCTATTGAACCAGAAGAAAATGTGACTACTGATGATGAGTGTTGTTCTGGTTGTCAGTGTAATCCATGTGAATGTGCTGATGGTGAGTGTACGCAATGTAATTGTAACCCATGTGAATGTGAAAGTGTTGATGATGTTACTAAATTTGTTGATTTCTTAAAAAAGTAATAATAATATGAGACATATAAAACAATTTTTAGATTTTTCAGAAGATTTGAAATTTCATTTATCTAATTCGATGCCAATTACTGAAAATATATTTAGACCTGGTTCTGATAAATTCTTTTCTGTTTTAGAGGAAGCTAGAAACCTCTTTGATGGTGGTGTTTTAGAACTTGGTGGAATAGATAAGGAATTATATGAAACTACTGAGATTGGTAAATTTGGAACTTTCAATGGTATTAGAGTGCCATTAGATATACCAATGGAAACCGAAGAAGAGATAAATGAAGCTGAATATCAAGGTAAAGAGGTTGATTTGAATCATCCTATGAGAGCAAAGGGTGGTAAGAAAAAATACTACGTATATGTTAAGAATCCAAAGACTGGTAAAGTAAAAAAGCTTTCTTTTGGTGACGTTCATGGTGGTCTAAAAGCTAAGGTTAGTGATCCTAAAGCGAGAAAGGCATTCGCTGCTAGGCACAACTGTGATATGAAGAAAGATAAGACTAAGGCTGGGTACTGGGCATGTCGTCTGACGAAATATGGACATCTCTGGAATGGGCGAACATATCCTGGATACTGGTAGTTATTAGGGGGAAAGTCGTAAGATTGGTGGTTGGTGAAGCAGTTGCTATTTCTGAATTAAGTGATAAAATTAAAGCGTGGGTTGGTATATGACACTTCCATTCAAAGAAACTAAAATAAGTGATAACACGTTTATCAGAGAGTTTGCAAAGGATACTGATTCTGGAGAATTTACTTGGCATAGAGACCGAGAAAATCGTATAATTGAATCTATCAATGAAACTGATTGGATGATACAACTAGACAACGAACTACCGAAGAAGATAGAAGGTGAGGTTTTTATACCAATGGGTATTTATCATCGTCTGATAAAGGGTACAAATAATCTTAAACTAAAAGTAATAAAAAAACCACTCTAATGAGTGGTTTTATTTTTAGTCAATTTTCGATTTGTAATTTTCGTTATAAAGTCTTATTACTTCATCAAATTCATTTAGTATTCCGTCTTTGTAATTTTCATTGTCGTAACTTCTTTTTTCGATATACTCTCTAATATATTTTTCATAATCTAATTGTATTGATATATCTACTGTAGTTCCGTCTTCGGTTGTTATAGATTCTACAATTCCTTCTTCGTCATCTACCTCCGTCTTTTTGATGTCGTCTATGTACTCAACTGATGCAAAGTTTCCATTTTCTAACATTGTTTCTAATTTCCTTCTTAGTTTTCTATTACTAACTAATAAACTATTTGATATTGCTAAATCAATATAATCTTTTGAATCTTTTAGAGTATCTAATTCATCTATGGTTTCTTCGTCTGTTACTCTAAATTTTCTGAATACCGGTGAGTATACATTTGGTTCGAAGTGTGTTTTACCTGTTTCTAAATCGAGTACTGTTATTCCTTTCTGGTCACCTGTATCATTCCTATCCATTTGATATAGTGAACCAATGAATTCGAAATTTGAGTTGTTTTGTCGTATGTGTATATGACCGGAGAATGCTCTTTTGTAACCTTTGAAGTTTTCTACATCAATTTTGTCAGCGTTTCTGTGTGCCACAGAGTTTAGGTGCATCTTACATCCGTTTAGGTCAGAATGACAGAAAAGATAATCACCTGTATTTTTACGTATCTCATCTATCATATCGAGTCTTTTTTCAACCCATGGCATCAAAACTAATTTTTGGTTACCTACTTCTAACGTTGTTGTTTTTTCATATACTGATATATTTTCTGATATGTATGAGTATAATCTTACGGAGTTAACTTCGTTTGATCCTTTATTGAATAGGTCATGGTTTCCTACCATTATATGTACTGGTAAGATTTCACTTATTGTTTTTAGTATCTTTTCTACTTTGTTTAGTGTTATGATAGGTATACTTGTTCTATTGTCAAATAGGTCACCTAGATGTATGAGTATATCACCTGGTTCTGCATTTTTTTGTAAGTATGGTATTACGAAGTTGTAGAATGTGGATTCCATCATATTCTGCCACTTATCTAGGTTATTTAGGTATATTCCGAAGTGTGTATCGGTTATCATGAATACTTTCATGTTTTTCTATTATTTTATTGTTTTATAGTTTGTTATTTAGTTTATGTTTCTTTGAAAATGACGGAAAATGGCTTTTGAAAGATAATATATAATTTACATAAAAACAGAAGGGAAAAAACTGTTAATATATACTTTATAATTGCCCGGCAATTACAAAAAAAATAAAAAAAATATGCCATTACCACATTATACGCAGATTTCTAATGTTGGCTCACCAGGTGGACCAGGTACATTACCTGATGAGGTAGTATACACAAATTTATTTGAGATTACTTTCGTACTGCCGGTTATTTTGACTGCACAAAGTAGATCACCACTTCTTCTTTTGGAGAATGCAACAAAAGTTGATTTCGGTAACCTTACATCTTTCGAGATTGCTAGTAAAGAGCAAAGGTTCAAATACTCAACAAGGGTTTTTCAGACAACTCCGTCTAAAACCAGTGGTGAGATTACTATACCTTTTCAGGTAAATGTTAACCAAGCTGGTTCTATGGATGTATGGAACACATTGAAAGCATGGTATGACCTCGTTTTCAACTCACAAAACGGAACTTTACACTATAAGAGTGATTTGATTGGAACTATAATGGTCAATCAACACGATAAAAAAGGTGTTGTTATTAGAAGGGTTACTTTCCAAAACTGTCAAATCTCTAAACTTACAGGGTGGGCACTTGATTGGAGTTCTAATGATATCGTGAATAACGTTGATGCAACTTTCTTATATGATTACTTCGTTGATGAGTACATCGACCAAGGTTTCGGATTGAACAATCCAGTTGTCAAAGGATACTAAAAATAAAAAAAAAGAGGCAAATGCCTCTTTTTTTTGTATATTATAACAAAAAACCGACTAAAAAGTCGGTTTTTTTATTTTTCAAACAGATTAGTTTACTTTGATTGTTCTGTAGTTAGAGTTAGTTGTACTCTTTGGAACGATTACTGTAAGAATTCCGTTTTCATACTTAGCTCTTGAATCGTTAGTGTTTACGTTTAATGGAAGGTTGAACTCTCTTGTGAAGTTAGAGTAGTTGAACTCTCTGTAAGAATAAGTAGAAGGTCTTTCATACGTTGTTTCGTTAGCTCTGATAGTCAATGTGTTGTTGTTATAAGCAACCTCAAATGCTTCGTTAGTGTAACCAGGTGCTGCTAATTCAAAAACATAAGAATCTGTGTTTTCGTATGCGTTAACTGCTGGTGTGTTAGGAGTTGTACTTGTTAAAGTAGTTACTGCACTATTGAATGGTAAGTTTGAGAAAGGTGCAACATTCCATGCATTGAATGGGTTGTTGTTTGACCATAAAGACCAATTAGTCTCAGGTGTGTTCCAAAGGTTGTTTCTGTTTGTGTTTGTCATTTTTAATTGATTTATTTTTTATTTTATATCTTTTAGATAAAACAAAGTTTAATAAAAATAATAAAAAATGTAAGTTATTGGGGAACAGAGGTTACCCGAATATATATCAAAAAATAATAAAAAAAATGTCAGACAATAATCAAATGAACGACGAGGATTACCTGAGAAGGCATCTCGAGGAACTCGAGCAGAACAAAAGGCCACAGGAGGTGGAATCAGTTGTGCATAGTGATATTCCATTCGCGGCGAAAGAAAGTTATGCGGAAAACACAAAGGTTAGTGATTTACAATTCTTTAACTTTGACATAAAAGAATTACCATGTGGTCAATTCTATCCACAGGGTTCTGTTATTATGATAAGACCTGCACAGGTTAGAGAGATACAAGCATACTCTATGGTTGATGACAACAACTTCTATGATATCGTAGAGAAGATGAATGATATGTTACAATCTTGTATTCGTATAAAATATTCGGATGGTAAGTTAGGATCTTATTTAGATATCAAGGATCAGGATAGACTTTATCTTATATTCACTATAAGAGAACTTACTTTTCAACAAGGTAATTCACTTAATGTGAATGTTAGATGTAATTGTGGTAATGAACTTCAAGTTGAATTAACACGTAAGAATTTCAATTTCCATGAAATTGATGAGAAACTTTTGAAGTTTTATAACAGAAATACGGGTTCTTATAAGTTTACAACCGTTAATGGTAAGACTTTTGAGTTAACACCACCAAATATTGGTCTTCAAAAAGCATTTACAGACTATATCATCAAAGAGAACAATGAGAAAAAGTCACCTAATCTTGCATTCTTGAAGATAATACCTTTTATGTTATCCGGTAGATCAAATATAACTTATGATGGTATCAAAGCTAAATTGAAAGAGTTTGAAGATATGGATGAGGTTTCTTTCCAGTTCCTAAATGCTGCTGTTGGTAAGATGACATTCGGTATCAAAGAGTTGAAAAAAACTTGTGCGTGTGGTGAGGAGATCCACACTGATATGCAATTTCCCAACGGAGCGTCAGGTATTTTCGTTATTCATGATGCCTTTGAAGCATATATTAAAGAATAAGTTGATGTTGCAGAAACACTTCCATACTCAGGAAGAATCTATGGATCGTTGGCCATTTTGGATGTTTGAAGAGAATATAAAGATAGTCAATGAGATTGCTGAAGAAGAAGAAAAGCAGAGGAAACAGGATGAGGACGGACAACGTGTTAGTATGCCAGACACCAATTCTATGATGCGTAATGCATCGAATATGACTAGTAATATGCCTAAATTTTAATAAAACCCACTCAAATTGAGTGGGTTTTTTGTTATGTATAAATTACTTAATAAAAAAAAAGAGACCATTTGGTCTCTTTTTTAGTTTTATGTCTTATTATAAGAATCCACCTGCTGCAATAGCACCAGTTCTCAATATAGTTACATTGTTGACAATGATACCCATACCCTTTATAGGTTCTACATAAGTATCTAATACACCTATTTGGTTATCGATAATTTCTGCAGTGTTGTTCTCTTCATCCATTTTATTGAAGTAGTTGTAGAGACCATTTCTTCCTACGTAAGTTTCACAAATAACGTCAGCTCTGAGTTTAATTTCTGCTCTGATGTCTGATGTGTTGAATCTCCATTGGAAGTCTAACAACATTCTTGATAATTCTCTTTCAAGTTCAATCAAAACCTCTCTTACGTGAATGTAAGATAATGCTGACTTGTAGAGTGTTTGTGCAGTGTTTTCAGTCTCGATAACATGTCCTCTGTTTCTTTTGAAAACAATTGGATTTATCTGTGCACCATTCAACCATTCGATGTCTGTTGGGTTGAAATCTGCTTCGAGTCCGTTTATACCGATTATTCTACCGTTTGTTACACCCGCTGCGATTGTCCATGGTGTTATACCACCAACATTCGAAGTGTGTTTTCTCATATACGTTGTTGCAACGAATGATGCAGGTGGGAAATCTAATGGTCTTCCATTGTCATTCACTTTCACATATGGTAAGAAGTATCCAGTACATGTTGTTCCAGCACCATCTCCGAATGAGTATAAGAATGCAGGATTACTCGCAGGATCTGCTCCTTTTGCAATGTATTCTGTTTGAAGAACTCCTTCACTATTCACAAATGATGGTGAGCTTGAGTTTTTGAACGCTTTGATTGATGGCATATTGATAAATCCGAATGCATCAAGTCTTTCACCACATATGTCTACAAGTTGTTGTTTAGATCTCTCTGTAAGACCATTACCAAAAGAGTCAATTAAGTATCTGAAATCAATTGCTTCTTTGTTTGTTAATGCCTTGAACAATGGAGTTCCTTTTGCAACAACATTTAGTATTTGGTTTTGTCTAGCTTCTGTTCCGTCAGGCATAGATGCTTGTCTTACTCTGAAACCTTTCAATGAGATTGCTTTATATGTTTCTACATAGTCTTCTACTTTCTTATATCTCATAGTTTGGTATGCGGCACCTGTGTAGATTTTCTTTATTTTAGCATCACATGTAATCTCAGCATATGCAGAGTTTCCTGTGTATTGTGTTTTATTTACAACTCTTGTAAGTTTTCTTGGTGCTTCACCGAATGCAAGTGTACTTTCATCGTATTCTGCCTCTAAGAAGTCTCCTTTAATAATCTCTGTGTATCTAGCAGCGTCTACAAGTATTTTGTTTGGTTGCTCTACGTATCCTGTTGGTAATTCAATCTCTACAGTTTGTTTGAAATTAGAATCGGCAGAATTTACGTATATTGTACTATTTGATTTAACACCTCTTGCGTTAGTTGTTGCATAATACCATAGTTCTGTATCAAATTCAACATTCAGTTTATCACCATCAAATGACATTGTGAGTGTGTGAACTTTATCATTTACATCATAGATTCTATCTACTGAAAGTAGTTTTTCATATGTTGTATTTTCGTTTATTTGATAAATGTGATCACTTGAAGTTCCTCCAAATTGTGTGTGATCAATTTTACCTGATACAATTGTGAAAGTGCCTGTGTTGATTGATGCACCCGGTATTTGTATAACATCATTTAGATTGAATTCAGGATCTAAATTTTTAGAATTACTTCTGAATACGATATAATCATTCCCTGCAAAGCTACTTGTTACTCCTGTTCCACTGAAACCAGAAAGTGTAGATGATAATTCTCCTGGAACGAAAGTTACATCATATGTTGTAACTACGTTTGAACTTGCACTCGTATCATATTTTATTCTGTTATTATAGAAGAAGTCACCTGAGTTTATTTGACCTTCGTAGAATTTATTATATAATTCAGAGTATTTTGCCACACTTCCTGTTAAACCATTCTGAACGATTGCAGAATCAGAAGTAATCAATTTTTTTGTTCCGAATATTTGTTCGTTATCTGTTGAATAGAATACTAAGAATCCTTTAGTAATTACATCGTTTAGTTTTGATAATCCAGATGCACCATATAGTCCAGTGTCAATTACAAAAGATTTTTCTTTAGTTTCTGATGTTTCTATTGACTCTATTCTTGCATTTTCAAGTGAAAATTTATCACCATTTGGTTTTAGTAACATTGTCATTTTTGATCTGTTCGAACTATCTAATAAACCAATAAGTCTGTTAAACATTTTGAACCTTCTATATGTTTCATAGTCTTTTTTATCTGGTGATTTATTAGTACCTTTGAAAGTAATTCTTATTTTACCACTAAATTCTCCTTGTGGAACAAGTTGTTGCCATGGTAAATTCCATCCCCATCCATTTGGATCCCATGCAAAATTACTTGTTACATTTATTGCCTCTACTTTATAATCAGTTGTGTCTGACATATGTTTGAACTTAGATGTTCCTACTGTAAGATCTTTGTGTGCAGGTGCAACTGAGAATGCTTGTTTCAATATTGAGTATGTTGCATATCCTAATACTACGTCTGTTGCTGCCGGAGTTGGTGCTTCATCAGTTCTACTACTTGTTAGTACTTTGATGTTACCCGTTGAATCCATAACGTATGCGGATGTCATATTCTGAACGGTTGAACTAGTTGCAAAACTGGTTGAAAGGACAGAGAATGTTAAAGTTTGTGGTGATAATGTTATTAGATTGTCTCCGATAACTGCATAAGCATCGTTTTCAATAGTATATGACAAAGACATAGTTTGACCACCAACACTTGCAGTTGATGATGTTAATAGTTTAACGTTTCTTAAAAACTCTTCTGCATAGAAACTAGTTCTGTTTTCACCATACGTTATCGCACCACTTGTTGCTGGATTATAGTTAGTCGTATCTGCAAATGCGTGATGTTTAGCATCGATTTTCATATCACCGGCTGCTACACTAGGAACTGAACCGATAAGTGCGGTAACGTTTCCTGGTAAATCTAAAGGATTTGCAGAGAATTCAACCTCACTCATTATTGTTTCATCATATGAAAGGAAATCTATTGATTTCTTGTTAGTTCCTGCAATTGTTTGACCAATTATATCTAATTTACCATTGTAGTAATCTTCTTCAACAATCTCACTATTGAAGGCACAGAATATACCTGTTTTGTCAGTATCTCTGTTGATAGTTGTTTCAATGAAAACGTTTCTTCCGTTTGCATCTCTGAAATAAGGTATTAATGAAAGTCCTTCATAATATGCTAATGCTGTAACATTTCTGTCACTTGCAAAGTTTCTTACTTCTTCTTTTCTTAAACCACTTGCGTTGAAGTATGCACTCCATCTAGGATCGATTGATAATGCTTTGTAGTCTGACCAGTCACCTGCAACAATTACTACATCAACCATATAATCTGATGCATAGTCGTTTGCGTTTACATATGGTGGTAATTTTTCTACTGAACCATACCACTCGATAAGTGTTCTGTCAAATCCAGATACTTGAGAGTTGAAAACGAAAACTGTTGCATATCTATCAGATAGGTTAGTTAAACTGAATGCTCTGTCCTCATACCCACTATTATTTTTAGTAAGGTTTATGAATGCGTCAGTATCTCTTTTCCAGAATCCTGTTGTGTTGTGGAATCTTCTGTAAGCACCAAGTCTTTCGATATCGTTAGTTGAGTTTGATGATGCAGATATTGATTTATATTCGATAGTGTCTAACGCGTCGTCTGTTAAGAGTACGTTCATTGCGAATACAGGTGCTGTTTCTAGCATTTTGGATACGGTCCTGTGAAAGAACGATCCTTTCCTCTCTAGTCCTCTGTCTAAAGTACCGAAGATTGACTCTAAATCGTTGACCGATGTTATCCTCACTGGAGTGTTAACCGGTCCCTTTTTGGAGACACCGATCACGAGGTTGGTAAGTCCCTCCACGACAGGGGTGGCTATGACCGAGTTGTCATACTCTTCCAAGAAGATACCTGGCCTCTTGTATTTTCCAATTTGAATTGCCATATTTTTGTCTTAATTTTTTTTGTATGTTATATATAAAACCCAAAAAGCCATTTTTTTCTCATTTTGGGGCGATGCCTTTGGATTCTTGTTCAGATTTTTTGACCTCTTCGTCTAGTTCTTTTTTGTCTTTGTTGAACTCTGTCTCTGCATCGGTTATTCTTTTAGAAAGATTTGCTATTTTTGCAACGATTCCTGATAGGTCATTTTCGACTTCTTTCTCTGTTTTCTTTATGTCGTCCGTTGGTTTTCCTGCGGACTCTATTTCCCTAGCTTTCAGTGTGTCTATCCTATCTTCGGTTCCTTTCTTTTTAATCTCTAATTGTTTTAGTTCTCTTTTGAGACTGAGTGAGTTTATAAGGTCTTTTAGAATTTTATTATCTGAGTTTTTCTTTAGTATTTCTTCGAGATTTTTTTTGACCTCTTCGTCTGTTTGTGCTAGATTTCCTTTTGCGTCTGTAGAAGTAAACAATCTTTCCAAATCACTCTTCATTTTGGTTGCGGTTGTTATTTTATCCTTTATTGATTTTGTTCCATCCACTGCAATCTTCTTAATGGTGTCTTTAAGTATACTATTTGGATCATTTGGATTTGTAACTTTTGTCTTATCAATTGCACCAACTGTTTTATCTTTTGCAATATCCTTTGCAATTATTGATGCGTTTGCTAATAAGTTCAAATTTTCTACAAACAATTTGTAACTTTTGATTATCATCTAGATACATCTATTTTTAGTCTATTGTTAGATGTGAGTGTTGCCGAAACATTCTCTGATGCTACTAAAGGAGATCCGGAACCATATTGAGTACGTATCTTTTTGTATGATTCTGGTTTTATATTTAGTTCGAAAGGTTTGAACTTTTTATCTTCACCTATAGTTCCTAACCAAAATATTTCTTTTATTTTGAATGATTTAGTGTTGTCTGTATCTTTATTTGCACCAGTGTTATATGTAATTGATAACTTATTATCCTTTTTGAAAATTTGGTCTAATGCTTTTTTATCTTTTGTATATCTCATTTCGAATTTGTCAGTTCCTTGAGCTCTTTCTTCCATTTTAGATAAGTCACCTTTCTCAACTTTCCATTTCCTACCATCCATCGCATCTGCGTTTTCGGATTTTGTTATCAATTTATCATAGAAAAACATAGATTTACAGAAAGATACTGCATTAGGACCTTCAATCATAAAATATCTGGTTGTGTCAATTGGATTTCCATCTTTGTCTGATTCTGTTGTCAACGCTGCAAAAACCATTCCCTTTTTCCATGGTGCGTTAACTATTTCATTCTTAGTAAATTTGGCAATTTGAGTTGATGATGATATTGCAGTAGATGTTCCACTATTTACTGTGGCATCATCTGAACCAGGAATGGTTGTATCTTTAACTTCTCCGTCTTTTAGTTCACCAAAATACTTCTCAATAAATCTTTTTTGTGCACCTTGTGTTGTTCCGTCTTTGTATAGTTCGTCACCATCTAACATATCATTCATAAAGGTTCTTAGTTTGGCACCAGCACCTTCTCTAAATTCATAATCTTCTTTTTTAACTGGATTAGGTACCTTAGGAATTCTTAATTTTGTCTTTGTAGTGAATATGAATTCATATTTTCTATTACCCATTATAGAAAGTACTGCGTCTTCCCATAAATTGAATATTTTGTTATTTCTGAATGGACCAGCCCATCCGTTTAGACTATCACCTCCTGAACTTCTTCCACCAAAAGATGTGTATTCTTTATAAACGGTTGGTGATACTTTGCCTCCGGTTCTCTTTGATATTGTTGGTACTGTATGTAATTTATATGCTCTATTGAATAATCTAACTATTTGGATAATAGGATCCATTCCTGGAATTATGAATGTTTCTTTTTTCTGTTCGGTTATTTTATCAAAGTTTTCACATATTTTTATTATTTCGGCTTTTTCCATCACATATGTTCTTACCGTTTTACAATTTTTATCAAAGAAATCTTTTATTCTTTCTGATACTGTTCCGGTTTTAACTGTATTTGGTTCTGTCCTATCAGTTTGTGCTTGACTTTGTACCTGACTTTGTGTAGATGTGGTTGCATCTGTTTGTGCGTCATCTGCTTCACGTATTAGTTTGAAACCAATGTATTTTAATAATCTACTTTCTTTTTTGGCTTCTATTTTGTTGTTTAGTTGTTTGAGTGTGTTTACAAAGTTTTTGGTTGGTTCCGATACTGCACTCAATACATCGTAAATTTGTGCATCGTTTACTTGGTATGCTCTTAATGCAAATTTGGAAATTTTCCACGCCATATCAGAAACATAGTATTTCTTACCTTCAACTTCTATAATTTCTGGCGATCCTTCACCTAAAGTATCACCTACTTGTTTATTATTTAAGTCTTGTGCTTCAATAAGTTTATCGGGTGTGTAGTTCAGTGTTGCTTTCTTTTTACCAACCATATACTCTTTAATTTCCCTGTATAAAACGGATATGTTCTTACCATATTTCTCTTTATTGTTGAGTATATCCTTTATAAGTTCAATTGTGACAGGCATTTTATTGTTATCACTTAGAGCTTTTATACTATCTCTGTATTTTGAGAGTGCTTTTAGTATTTTTGTCTTTTCTACATCTTCATTACCTCCGGCACCTACCATTTTAAGTATTCTCTCTTTTAGTTTTTTGAGGAAGTCTTCAAATCCTTTCGTTGGATCGGATGGAAGCATATTTGTTTCAACTTCTTCGGTTATTAGTGTTAATAGTTTTCCATCTTTGTCTTTTGTAGGTAATGCGTCATTTGGTTTATATTTTAACATCCAGTTATTTTTAGACTTCAATGTTTCGATGTCTATTCCGGTTTCTTGACTTATTTTTTGTAGAGTATCACCTTGTGATAATGTTCTATTACCCTTTTTGTTAACTTCACTAGAACCTGCCGCTATTGCTAATTCAAAACTCTTTAGGCCTTCTAATATACCTTTGAGTGCCATAAGGTTACTTATTTCTAAATTATTATCGTCATTATCTGATTCCTCTTCCTCTTCCTCTTCGGATTCTTTTCCACCTTCATCATCTTTGAATTGTTTAAGGAATTCTTTGAAGTCTTCTAATTCCTTTTTAGGTACATTAAGTTTCATTTCTTTACCTACTGGTTTTTCTAACAATTCATTAGTTAAACTTAATGCGGAATCAGTTGTAAACTTAATCTCACCAACATTACCTTCGTTATCAACTAACATAACTAATGCTTGATATAAAGAACTTATCTGAACTCTGTATATTCCTATTCTTTCCTCTTCGGTTTCTAAGTTTTCAACAATTCCTTCAATTGCGAGTCTATTAAATTCATATTCGAGTCTACGTATTACCGGTCTTATTCTTACAAGATTTGCCATTATTCCCACTTTTCTTATTACGTGTGAAAATAATCTTCCGAGTGCAGTATCATAGAATGCATCTTCGTTATAGAATGGTCCACCTGTTCCGGTTCCTTCGTTTAGTGGGTAGACTTCTTTTAATATATCTGTCTTTGTCTCTATTAGCTTAGTGCTTCTTAGAAAATCTTCTCTTCTGCTAAGGTACTTCATTGTAATAATATTAAAGTTTCGTGTATATATAATTTTTTGGTCTTCAAAAAGTGTATATGTTTGAATATTTTCTTTATATTTGTAGAAAGTAAAAGATATGACGCCATTTGATATTGACCGTATTATATGTTTAAATGTTAGACAACATAGTCTTACACAACTTTTCGCTATAAGTAGAAAGTACAATCTTGACTTTCCTACACTT